ATTGAAATTGTCCTACTAACCGCACGAATTTAAAGGGGTTTATCATGAAAGCATATGTTTTGAGCGAAAAAGGTGAGATTCTCTCAATTAGAAAAATGCAACGTGACGCAATCGATGACATGGACGGCCTAGAATCCCCTATAATCGACTCTGTGGAATGGGTAGGGGCTGACCCACTCAGTGAATCTCTAGCGGTTTATGTTGGCGTTACGCCTTGCGGCGAATACGTGCAAGCGTCGCACGACCTGGAATTGCTTGACTCTGACCTGGAAGTTGTCGAATTCAGGGGATAGACGACTGTCTAAATAATATACACTTTTTTTGGTCCGAGTGGGGGGGTTGCCGCGCTCGGGTGGGAGAGAAAAATGCTAATTCATTTTGAGAAAAACCGTGGAATTGTTTCTAAAATTGTCAAACACTTAAAGAATGAACGGAAATTTATTCCGAGAGGCCAAAAGTGGAAAGCGGGATGGTATCGGCAAGTGAGCATAAACGGAAAAGATTTAATCGAAGTTAAGGTAGAGGGTCCGTTTTCTCGAAAAAGATTAATTGACGCATTGCAATAAATATAATATAACAGAAACAAGAGGAGAGAAAAAAATGAGCGCACAAATTTTGATTAAAGAACAAAACGGTAAAAAAGAATTCGTGTTGGCCACTGAAGTGAGACTTGCAGACCCTTCGAAAGTCGGCACGGTGTACCGTCACGACGGACTTTTCTTGGTGGTTCGGGAAGACTCTGAAGGAAACGAACTTCCAGCGTACAAATTCCCAACGTTGACCGAAGCGTTGAAATTCGTTAAGTGATTGGAAGAAATAATAAAAAAGGAAAAAATAATATGTTGACCCAAAAGACTGCGGCGAAAATGGCCCTCGAACAAATTGTAGATTGCGAAAACCGGTTCTATCATGACTACTTAGATTATTGCAGCGCGTTGGAACTCGACACTGAAGAAGTAACGGGGGAAGAACAGTCAAACCATATTTACTCCCTCGCCCTGCAAGGCTTGGGCCTCAGTTTCCCTGAAAGATTCGAGCGAGTTGATGACGCTGATATCGAAGGGACTTACCTGATGGGAGAAATTGCAGCAACATACGGAGAACTTGCTGAGGCTTTAGGCGAGGCAAAGGGTGGCGACGATTACAAAGTGAGCGGCGAATGGACCTTTGTTTCAAAAGAAGGTGAAGTGTTCAACGTGTACGACTGGAAGGAAACAGAACTCTATGACTCTGACCTCCCTAGCGTTAAGAAATTCCGCAAATCAACGGAGCCTGTCATGTTTCACGTGGGAGCCCGGCGCGGAAGTGATGTTGTGGGATTCATCAAGTGGCTGAAGAAAAAACTCTCTTAACTTCTTTTTTGTCTTGATTGACGCAACGAATCATTATATAACATTATTTAAGGAGAACGAAAATGGAAAACCAAATCTTGAATCTTTCAAACGCAGCGCATCCTAAAATGTCCTCAAAATATAAGACTGTGCAGACAAATTTGATAGCTCAGAAATTTAAGGACTTGGGTTTTGTGGTGGATTCGATTCATCAACGGAAGTCCCGCCATGGAAGCGGGGGTTACGGAAAACACATGGTTAAACTCTCCCACCCTGAACTCCTCAGTGTTAAGGGTTTGGATGATGTCAAACTGCAACTTGTCATCACTAACTCTTTCGACGGGAGTTCTAGGTTCATGATTGGACTCGGGTTTTTCCGGTTTGTATGCGCCAACGGAATGATCGTTGGGGAAACTCTTGAGACTTTCAAGCACAAACACACTGGAATGATTCTTGAGGAATTGGACGAATCAATCGAACGAATTGTGGCACAAACGAAAACACTTGCCGAAGTCATTCAGAAAATGAAGTCAACCGAACTAACAACAGCGCAGATCATTTCTTTTGAGGAAGAAGCTAAGAAACTGCGCGGCGATAAAGTGTCTTCAATCGAATGGACCACACGACGCACCGAGGATCAAGGCAACAATCTTTTTGTTGTCTATAACAGAATCCAAGAGGATCTCATTCGTGGCGGAACGGCTGCGACAAGTGAGGAAGGACGTGCTAGAGTATTAAGAGAAATCAAGAGCGTTGACAAACTCAAAGAAATCAACGGCAAACTCTTTGACATTGCGGCGAAATTGGCAGCTTAACATAATATAACAGGACGTTAGTGTAGGCCATGGATGGTCTTTTTTGAAAGGGAGAGAAAAATGAAAGTGACCACTTTGGAACTGGCGAAGTCTGCAATTGAAAACTCAAACGGTAGAATCTTTTCGGTTAAATTCTTAAAGAAGGATGGAACTGTTAGGGACATGACTTGTCGGCTTGGTGTTAAGAAACACGTCAAAGGTGTGGGGTTGAATTACTGCCCACAAGAACACGATTTGATTACGGTTTTTGATATGGGAAAAAAGGATTATCGTTCTGTGCCTCTCGATTCGAGTCTACTCTTGGTGAAAATTAACGGGCAAACTCTTTGGGTGGTGTGAGATGAAATGCAAAGTACAAGTGACAAACGAACCTGAAAAAATTTTCGATGACACAGAACGTGCTGTGGAGTTTGCAAAGTCAAAGGTCTATTCCCCAAAGGACGCACCGGAATGGGTAGATCATTTAGAAAAAAATGGGACAGTGCGTTATTCTTATGGATTCGAAGAAGTTGAACTGTTATTGTGGAGTAAGTGATGGAAACCAAACCGGAATACAAAATCGTTGGAACTTGGACGCCTTGGGGCAAGGCACAATATAGATACAAATACACGAGGGGAGTAACCTTCTATGGAACAGCTGGACACGGTGGGTTCAAAGTGTCTGCCTCCATGCTAAAAAAAATGCCGAGAGAATTACAGAACCCTGATGGGTGGTATGAGGAAGACTGCGAATGGTGCAAAGTGGCCCTAGCATTCCCTGATATCTTCCCACAAAGCTCAAGAGATGCAGCAAAATCAACTTGGGAAAAATGGTTCAACGATAACGGAACATATAAGAGGTTTTTATGAGTTTAAAGTTTGTAAGAAATAGCATCACTAACCGGATCTTTCACGCAACAACTCGCAGGGTGACAAAAATCGCAGAACTTCTAGTGTTTCACAAGGAAGGTGTTGCATTTGAATTAGTGGACGAAAAGGGTAATGACATCAAAGAATTGGCATTATCTAAACATAAAGGCAATATGCCATACGCTGAAGATACTGAGGTTTATGGGTCACCAGCTCCACTTTTCGAAACGAAATTATATGCTTGTTTGGACTGCGACAGAATGAATCCAAATCGATACCGTTGTTCCGTATGTTGGGATGCTTTCTCCGACCACAATGATACTAGCGCAACTTATTACTAAGAGGGAATTAAAATGAAATCATGCTTCATTGTACCGCTTTTTCAAAATGAACTGTCTTGGGAAGACAACGTAAAAAACGCAACCTTGGCAATCACTAATCTTAAAGACCTGAACGTTCCAGTGATTGTCGGTAGGGTTGGTGCAGGAACACCAAAGGATCGTGAAATTGTAGCGATTATCCCTTTGGACCAGGAGCACATGAAGGATTCTTTAGTGAAGGTATATCATCAAACCTCATACCTTAAATGCGGAGAAGACTCGATGTGTTCTGTAGTTAGTGTGTCAGATACGGGGGAGCTAAGTGAAACACAACTAGGACAATTAAACGAAGAACCTTTCGTATCAAAGAACATCTATTCAATCCTAGCAAGGAATAAACACTACACGATTGAGGGCATCGTATAATGTACGAAACGGTGGTTGAAACTGAGAGTGGTGTCTTTCTTGTCAATGCTGTAGTAGACATGAAGGACAAGGAGAAGTGTTTCGTTGGGCTTCTTAATGTCATGAAACTAGATGATGAGGATCTCCCCTTTGGTGAAGGTGGGGCATTCCTAGACCATGACCCAACCCCAAAGGAACGGAACGATATTGAGACAAAGGTAGCAATTAAGTATTTCTCTGAGGTGTTCGATGAATGAACTTAAAATGAAAGAAATTAAAAAGCTAATTCGTGAAATCGAGAAGGACTGTATTAAAAATATGGACTTACACGAAGAGCTAGATGCCGTGACAATCATTCTTAGGTCTAGCCTAAACGCATACGAGAGGACTGAAATCGATAAGATGATGTCTAGGTTAAACGGTGAGAATGCTGAAGTCATCAAACTCAAGAAATGAGTGAATATGCTTAGACCATTAGCTTTATATAGCCTCGCCTTAGTTCTACAGCTTCTCGCTGGTGCCCTCTCGTCGGGGGGCTTTTGGATTGTTTTGTATATCGTCTTAACCGTAAATCAAAGGAGCTAATTATGACCACCACTGTAATCAAGAAATATAAGAACAGAAAACTTTATGACTCACGCGTTGCTAAATACATCACCTTGGAAGATGTGAAGCACGCGATCTTATCGGGTGAGAGTGTGAGGATTGTGGAACACGGTACACATAGGGACGTAACCACTGAAACCCTGGCACAGATCCTCTCAAAAGTGGAAGCATTGCGCTCGCCTGATACCCTTCACTCTCTCATTAGGGGATAACATGAGAACCATTCTGATTATTAGACATTCGAACGATAAGTATTACGACTCTAGCTGTGCATCATACATAACCCTAGAGGAAATCAAGGAAGAGATTCTACTGGGTAATCGTATTATCGTGAGAACCGTTGGTAATAAGACCGATATTACCTCGACAGTATTGTCTCGAATCCGAGTCGACCAATTGAAGCACAAGTCGGTAGAATCATTAGTGAAACTTATTAAGTTAGGAGCATAGTATGCAGACACGAATTAGATACAATAAGGAATCGAACGGTAACCTGGTGCTTAGAAACCCACTCGTTGCGGGTGGTGATCTCTTGACTGTTACCCTCATGCCCGATCAATTGGGGTACGTCATCACCGACGCAACTAGCGGAAGTGTTGTTGAGAATGGAACAGCAACATCACTACAAATGCTAAAAATCCGAGTCAAACGATCTCTTATTTCAAGAGGTGTTGTATTCTCGGAAGAGGTAAGAAACAGGGATACAAGCGAATGATTTCAATTGGTTATGCGGTGGGGCTTTTTTTGACAAAGCTCTACCGTATCAACCATATGGGCTACAGGGTAATACGCGCTCCCACTTGATGTGGTCGCTTACCCTCAAGGTAATCACCATACGAAGTAAATACCATATCTATGGATAAATTTCAAGAAGACAACAGAATCCTAACACAAAAGGAACTAGCAGCTCTGGAAAAAGAAGTTGAAGAAATCCAAGCAGAGTTGGATTGGTATTTGGATATGAACTTATCGAATGATAATGTTGCGATGCTACTCAATCGCCTTGACATTATTGTAAAGAGATGCGATGAGTCATTATATTGGAAGAAGAGAGCAAAGTTTAAAGTTATCAAATGAGGTAAGTTATGACAGAGTGGATTTTTGAATATAAGGCAATCTTCCCTCCCTACACACAGAGAATTATATCTGGAGAAGTAAGGGCCCACAGTGCTGATGAAGCAAGAGCAACTGTTCTCGAGATGGGATACACTCCCACCACAATCGTGGCAATTAAACCAGCTACGCCGGAGAAATCAGATGTTTAACATGTTGTTTGTTATTGCTATCTTCTTGGACTTTCTCGTAACCCTGGAGCCATATATCAATGCTTTTACCCTCGGAGATTTCAGTTTCGGTTGATGGTATGACTCTTAGTTTTTGTCTACACGACCCAGAAGAATATGTCGGATTTACCGTGTCATTTCTTTATTGTAAAAAATGTGGAGAAAAGTTAGATGAGAAATGATGTTAGATCATTTGGTAATAATGACGAGAAAGACCATAGCTACTACCATAGAGAAGGAAATAAACTACACGTCACCACCATTGAGTATAAAGACGACTACCCCAAAGAATTAACACCAGCGGTTAGAATCCCACCAGGTTATAAGCAGTTAAATCTAACTCGGCTATCAACATTGGTGACTGTGGAAACTATCCCACAGAGTGAGATTTTTGGTGTAGCAATCAACGAGTGTCATAAAGTTAAAACGGTGACGGTATGGACGGTAAATCAATTCAGTTAATCAAAGAAATTAGAATGAAGTATTATTTGGAATTGCTGATTCTTTATGTTCTTATGAATCCGCTTTTTATTTATGTGGTTTATAAGTTAATCTTCAACTGAGGTTATATGAATATCTTCTATCTAGACAAAGACCCCGTAGTAGCTGCTCAGCAGCAGGTAGACAAGCATGTCGTGAAGATGCCCCTTGAAACCGCACAGATGCTCTGTAGTGCCTTTGAAGTAGGCTCCGCGCCCTACCGCCGCACCCATTACAATCACCCCTCCACGGTATGGTCACGTTCTTCTAAAGCAAATTACCAATGGCTCATTAAACATGGTTATGCGTTGTGCGAAGAATACACAAAACGCTACAACAAAGAACACAAGTGCAAGGCAATCATTGAGTGGTGTGAAAACAACCAGGATGGCCTATCTTTTGACTCAGAAGAGTTTACCGATCCGCCACAGTGTATGCCCGATGACGCAAAGAGAAGTGACTCTGTGTCTGGATATAGGACCTATTACAACACTCACAAAAGTTATATTTTTAACTGGACAAAGCGAAACCCCCCTGAATGGGTTAATATAACGAAAGCTTAGTGCGGGGCTAGATTTTGGGTTTACCGGTCGGGAGAGGTTTTTCATTTCTTGAAGGTTCTTCAGAGTAATTTCTCGATCAGTAAATGATTCATTCGGAGGAGGTGGTTCTTTTGGAAAATAAAATAAAAGAATATGTTATAGACAATTTAGAAAATTTTCATGATCTAACGAAGCCCTACCGAGAACAAAAAAGAAAACTATTATCTTTGGATCCTTTGTTTAAAGAAGAAATCAATCAACAATTTGACGATAAAATCAAATTCATGGTGTCCCTAGAGATAACTAGAGACACGGGTTGCTCTTATGAGGATGCGTTGATTTTCATTGAAGAGATCAACATAATCGAGTTACTATCAGATGAGGAATGTGTATGATCGACCACGTGGTAAAAATGTTTACAACTTCAATTATTTATCTTTCAAACCACATGCACTCGAATTCCGAGGCAACAAATCTTTTAACTGAAGCAGATCGAGTATTGGATGAGCTGGCGTATTTAAAATTGATTACCACTGGTGCCCCAGATGAACTCCTTTTAAAAGAAATTAAAAGGATGGTTCAAATGAAGTTCCCCGCCAATGAAACTAGCAGGGGTGTCGGATCAGAGATCTTCTATCTCACAAAAAAAAATGAAACATTGATCAATGAACTATTAAACGACATCTTAGATAGTTACGATAAACGCTATATTAGAGGCATTCAGTGAAATTCCATTTAGAGTGCATGTACTGCGGGAAAACTTGGGAATTACCCTGGACGCCTAGACACCCCGAATGCGGTGTGTGTAAAGATAAAAATATTAAGATTAGAAAATTCACTAGTGGAAATTTCTTTGGGTATGAAGAAGAAGCAACCCAAGAATCACACGATTTAAATGAAACCATAAAATGGGGCAGCGACTGATGTGCTTGATGTGTGTTGAGTATCAAAAGGGAACATTGAATAGTAAAAAATTTACCACTAACATTCTCGAGTTGGTGGAGAGTGACCCAGAGCACGCAGAAGAGATTCTAGAGGAACTGTCAAAAACAAATCCAGAATACTTCGACGAACTAGAAAAGCAGCTACTCGAGCTATTAGAAGAACTAGAAAGCAGCTACTCGAGCTATTAGAATGAAAAATTCAACTGCTCGTAAAATAGTGATGTCTTTCTCCATTTTAAGTTACTTATTGGCTTTGGTTGGTGTTTTTCTAATCATTAAAGAACACTACATTGCGTCATTGTTTTCTTTAATTCTTTTGTCTGGGTTCCAGATCCCCGTTATAGTTCTATCTTTGAAGGAAGCAGCAAAAGATAAGAAAAATGTGGTTCTCTTTAAAAAAAGAGATTTGAAAATTATCTAAACATATGGTTTAATAAATTTATGTTGAGGAGTAGTTGAGTTGGTACAACACCCGACTGTTACTTGGGATATCGTAGGTTCGAGCCCTACCTCCTCAGCCACTTTAAAAGTCACCCCCAATGATGACCCGGTTAATGCAGACAAACACGGCCAGAGGTGTATCGGTTTGCATGAGGGTCTTATAAGCCTTGGGTAGTGGGTTCAATTCCCACCTGGCCGACCATTTTCATGACATTATGAAAGCAATACTAGAGTTTAACTTACCAGAAGACAGCGAAGACTTTGATTTGGCAAAAAACGGCCCAAAGTATAAACTTATTCTAGATGAGTTAGATAATTATCTAAGGGCAAAACTAAAGTACGAAGACTTACCCGACGATGTTTACGACGAGTTGAGTAGGACGAGGGAGAAATTAAATGAACTTTGCCAAGAAAACAACCTGTCTAGTCATTAATTTAATTCTATTCAGTGCTTGCGGCGAATTCCACCAAGAAGAAGTTGAAATTGCGCCGGAATTCGAAGCTCACGTTTTAGACTTCCAACTAAGAACTGGAATTAAAACTAAAGTTAAAATGGTGTTCAATCCAATTGAAAAAGAGGACGTGATCGCCTATTGCTATAACTATAGTAATGTTAAAAAAAACTACATAGAAGTGGACCCAGAAGCCTATGAAAGTCTTTCTGATGCAGAAAAGGAAGAAGTCATCTATCATGAATTAGGTCATTGTGTTCTAAATAGAAGACACGACGAAACCATCTACAATAGATCATCCTATCCATACTTGCCGGTTTCTTCTCTGTATAAAAGCATTATGTATCCATACGTCTTTGGGCGTCTTTATTCTAGATTTAAAGACTATTATGTTGAAGAACTCACTAACCCTGATATATCCTTGTTGGAACATTTTCAATAAGTTTAAAAAACATATTGACCAAAGTGAAAAGAAACTATAACCTATAAATGGGAGATAAGTTATGAATCAAAATAATTCTAATAATGTTCTTAAAAGATTCTTGAAAAGATACGCTGGTGGTGTTAGCTTTGAAAGCAGCCGCACGAAATATCGGGGGTCGGTGACAATTGAAGGTATTCGGTTTAAAACCGGTTACTACCCCACGAAGCGTGGCGCTCAGTTGGCCCTGACGAAACTTAAAAAAGAAATCTTTACTAATATCGGATTAGGTAATACTTAATTCAAAAAATTCTAATTTGGGTCGAGAATCCTTCCTTCACTACTCGGCCACCTAAAGGGGTTGCGGTTACTCTCCTTTCCCGCAGCCCCTTTCTTTTTACACATAAATCCTATGTTTGAAATAAACAAAGTATATAAAAACAAAAATTGTTTTGATATTGTGTTTGAAGTTCGTACAATCGTGACAGAAAGATCTGAAAATTCGCCCGACCCTACTCACATCCTGTATGGGTTTTGGTTGAACAGACACTATGACCTAATGCATATCTGTGACGAAACAATTACAATTCCACCTCAAAAGCTGAAAGACTGGACACTCTACAGGGGATAACTAGATGGATAGTTCTCAATCTAATAAGCTACTAAGTGACATTGTATCATTCAGAACATACGCTAAATTCTTACCTCACATCGGCAGAAGAGAATCTTTAGAAGAAACCATAAACAGAAATATGGTGATGCATCTAGATAAATTCCCGAAATTATCTAAGGATATTGTAAAGGCATACCAAAGGGTACATTCGCTAGAGGTGATGCCATCTATGCGCTCACTCCAATTCGGTGGTGAGGCCATTCTAAAAAACAATATTAGGTTATTTAATTGTTCATTCCTACACATGGACAACATCAAAAGTTTCGGAGAGATCCTTTACCTCCTTCTATCAGGAACGGGAGTGGGGTACTCAGTCCAAAGCACCCATACATCAAAGCTCCCAGTTGTACAACAATCCAGGGATGAGTTCGAGTATGTAATCGATGATTCCATTGAGGGGTGGGCATTAGCATTAGATATCCTAACGGAGTCTTTTTTTTACAGAAGACCTAAGCCTAGATTCAATTTCTCCTTGATTCGACCAAAGGGCGCATTACTTGTGACATCTGGAGCCAAAGCCCCTGGACCAGAGCCACTGAAAAAAATGCTATCAGAAGTAGAGTTTAAATTAAAACAATCTGTTGGTAGGCATTTAAAGGATATTGAAATCCACGATATTAACTGCATCATTAGTGATTGTGTTCTCGCTGGTGGAATCAGACGGGCTGCGATGATTTCTTTGTTCGATCGAAACAGCGAGGAGATGCTGAAGTCAAAGCACGGGTCTTGGTGGGAGAAGCACCCTTACCGCGCAAGAGCAAATAACTCGGCTGTATTGCCCAGGCAGGAAGTCACAAAGGAAGAATTCAACCACATCTACAACATGTGCATTGAATCCAATTCTGGAGAACCGGGTTTTTTTTGGACCAATGACATTGACATCGGAACAAACCCATGTAGCGAAATTTCATTGAACAGCAATCAGTTTTGCAACCTGACTACAATCAACCAAACTGGCGTAAAAGACAAAAGGGACTTTTTAAATAGAGTTTATGCAGCTACGCTCATTGGAACGATGCAAGCAACATACACCGACTTTCCATTTATTAGATCTAGTTGGAAAGATGTAACAGAACAAGAAGCACTTTTAGGAGTTTCGTTCACTGGTATAGCTGACGCATGTGGGACAATTAAACCTGAGTGGCTCATTGAAGGTGCGGCTTTGGCCAAAGAGGTTAATCATAAATACTCAAAAAAACTAGGCATTAATAGCGCAGCTAGAATTACAGCGATTAAACCAGAAGGAACAGCGAGCACCGTACTGGGAAGTAGCTCGGGGATTCATGCTCGTCATTCAGAATTCTATCTGAGAAGAATTAGGATGAATAAAGACGATGTCCTAACTCGTTATCTATCATCAACAATTCCAGAACTAGTTGAAGATGATTTATTTACACCATCCGGCGTTGTTGTGACATTACCCCAAAGATCACCACCGAATTCAATTACTCGAGAAAGGGAAACCGCACTATCCCTTCTAGATCGAACTTTGCTTTACCATAAAAATTGGATTCAGCCTGGGCATATTTCGGGTAAAAATACACATAATGTAAGTGTAACTATTTCTTATAAACCACATGAGATTGTTGACCTACGTGAAAAATTATGGGAAGCTAGACATAGCTACACGGGCATCAGCATTCTACCTTACGACAACTCTTCTTACAAACAAATGCCATTCGAAGAGTGTGATGAAAAAACATACACACAAATGAGTGGACTAGTTAAAGAAATTGATTTGCGTATGGTTAAAGAAGAAGAAGACAATACATCTAGGATTGAAGCATTGGCTTGTGCGGGTGGAGTCTGTAATATTTTATAAGGAGTATTTATGTCTAAGACTGCACGTTACAAAACACTTTATGGAAATCCAAACGATAATGGGGGCATCACAATCACCCAAGAGGGCAAGGCAACCGTACCGGCTTGGCTAGCTTTGCTATTGATCCATAATTCAGGACTAAGGTCTAGCAAAAAAAGACTAGTTAAGAAAAGACTCAAGAGGGAAGTAATGAAGGCCATTCAAGCAGAGGCAGCAAGCCAGGGTTAATCAATGGGATTTGGAAACTATGGGTGGCTAGACGAGGACGAAGATGACGACACCAATGCCACCTTCCTTGGAATAAGCAACGGCTGCTTACATGACTGGAAACAATACACGGGCTTCACCGAAAGCTATTGGTTTTGCTCACGTTGTGACTTAAAAAGAGAGGACGATCCCAAAAATGATGATAATTCTGGAATCCCTTGGTGGAGAAAAGGTTAGAATTAGTACAGATAGAATTATTAAGTATAGGCAGTGGACTAGCGCAGCCCCAAGTGAAGACGACTCTTTATCCATCACGGCAACCGAACTCACCATTGATAGCTCTGATATTCTTTACGTAAAAGAAACTCCAGAGGTTTTGGACGAGATTTTAAGAGTTAACTGCGTAACCGTTTACGAGCGAAAATGAAAATAACTTTATCAAACTACTCCAACATCACACCAACGGTTAAATCCGTTTGCTTGAATAATGCATCAAAGCCACATAAGGAAATGGTATCATTAATTGCCGTGGCATCCTACGCCCCAGTTATCGTTGCTTGTTACTACTATATAGAACACTTAGGATATACACCACCAGAAGTACAAGAACAGATCGACTCGTTGATGGCATTTTACAAATACGAAGAGATTATAAAGTGATTCTATCTGAGGTATTTAAGTACTTCACTAATGGTGATTTATATGTCATTATAAAGCTAGATACAGGATGCACTATTGTTTTACACAATAGGTTTTTAAACGAAATAGAAAAAGCTAAATTACTGGACCGTTATATACGCCATTCATTAAGCGAAGTTACCAAGAAGGAGATAATGTGAACCATTATTTTTTTGATGGAAAAAAAGTAACAGCAACCGAAAGCATTCCAACAATTAAAGAAGAACAAAGATCACTTGATGACCTTCTTTCTCAAATTGGCGATCATATCAATCACCCCACACATTATAACCAGGGTAAAATCGAAGTTATTGACGCAATTGAAGACTGGAAACTGGGTTTTAACTTAGGTAATGTAGTTAAATACATAGCCAGAGCGGGAAAAAAAGATCAGAATAAAAGATTGATTGACCTTAAAAAAGCCCTTTGGTACTTAGAAAGAGAAATTTCAAATGAAGAAAAAGAAAGTAAAAAAACTTAAAACAAATTTCTCCGCAAGTAAAAGATCACATGGGCTAGTCCTCGAGCCATACGGAGCCATTACCTGCGAGTGTGACCAAATGACAACATTCGCACGTTCTATCCCAGAGATAAAGAAATTGGCTAAATGGCTTCTAGACGTTGCTGAACATCTGGAAGCAGAAAAGGATAAGCAATGAGAAAGTTTATAATTATTTCAGCAATCATTGTAGCGATAGCCACACTTGCTGGATGTGTTACACTTAGGTTTGGTAACCCAGATCGTGAGCACCCAATGTCAATTAGAGAAAGGCTATGAGCTAGTTTATGGAGAACCAACACACCATCGACATGGCCTGGGGCTCTCCTGCCTTCTTGGAAGATTATTGGAAAAATGTAGAAATAAAGACAGACCAAATCAAAAGAACGAACAATTATGAGTTTGGATCTAGAGTTGAACTAAAACGTTTAATAAAACAATTACACAAAAAAGTCAAGAACACAGCCACAACAGGAAGACACATCGTAGTTGCTGGTGGTGCTTCTCAGATCATTTTTGGGTTAATGTCGGTGTTACGCGAACTAGACTCAACACAAACAAAAGCATTCGCACAACCACCCCACTTCTCTAGATTCCCAATATTAGCAGACTACGCCAAATTACAATGGACAAAAACTTCTGGGGACCTAGACACTTTAAACATAATAACAACACCTAACAATCCAGACGGTGCTCTTTGGAATAAAAAGGATCCATGCAACATTCTGGATCTTTGCTACAACTGGCCGCATTATGGCGAGGTTGTCGTGCATAACCATCCCATAAGTGTATTCTCTTTCAGTAAAGCAACCGGATTAGCAAGCACGAGAATAGGGTGGGCAGTCATAAAAGATAAAACCCTAGCAAATAAATTAGAGGAGTGGATAGAAAATTCCACAGGCGGCCTTTCGATTGATGCACAAATTAAGGCAGAGTGTGTTCTTCAACACATTCTAGACACCCCTTTTTTTACTTATGGAGAGAAATTACTAAGTGAAAGATGGGAAAAAATAAACACAAATCGTGTTAAGTTCCCATTCAAGGTACTAAACAATAATGGGATGTTTTTGTGGGCACAAGGGAATTGTCCCAGTGAAATACTACACATTAAGGGTTCTTCCTTTGGCGTCGCAGACGATTATTTCCGACTGAACATAGGATGTTCACCTAATGATTTTGAAAGATTCATCTTATCATTTAATATAAACCAAATCAACTCCACTATTTGACAAAGTCAGACCACACATATAAGATGTTTTTATGCCTTTGTTTTTTGAGAACGATTCAAGTTACAACAAAATTGAAATCACAGTACCACATTCTAGGTCTGTTGTATTAAATCTACTTCTACCGGACTACTCATACCTTTATAAGTTTAAATCTGTTCTACACGAAGGTACTGACTACAGATTACACAGATATCCCTATAGAAATGTCACAGATCTCTTCTTTTCTGCTGGTTTGCAGGGGGCAAAGATTACGATTTATTATCTTAAAGACAACAAAACACAAGGCTGTAATCACGATTTTAAACAATATAATGGATTCACCGAGAGTTATCGTTACTGCACCAGGTGTGATGAGAAGGAGAAATGAAAGTGGACGACCTAGATATTCTTTTGGAAGTGCTACACGATCTTAGACGACTGACCCGAGAGTTAGAAGAAAACGCAAACGAGTCAGATAAACAATATTGTTTAGGTCAAATTCATGGGGTAGAGCTTGCAATAACGGTAGTAGAAGCCTTCTTCAAAGAGGAAAGAAAAAGGAAGTTACTGCTAACCTACGACGGAAACGATGCATGAGAAAACATAATCTAAAGTTGTCTAAAAAAGTAATTGAATACCTTTCTTTTGTTCGCAAGAAATACAAAGCAAAAATGTCAGTAGGTGCTTTATTTAGAGACTTTGATATTCTCACTATTCTCCCAAGAGAGGCACTTGATTATTACCAAGGTTGTCACTTCGTCTATAAGGGTAAGCATCATATTTTTATCAACAACAAAATGAATTTAAAGAGTGGACATGACCTTGTTGCACTACATGAAGTTGCTCACCTTCTAATGAATAAGTATAATTTTTACCAACAAGAAGAAGCCTTTGCCAACGGATTCGCGTTTGCAAAAGCTAAAGAACTAGGCTTACGTCCAGATAAAAGTACAACGCTAGAACTGGTAAAATACTCAGAAAGAGTTAATAAAGAACGAAAGAAAAGATTTAGAAAAAGAATTGAGTTGGGGTAAAGATGAAAACAAAGCTGTCACACAGTGCATCTAATCAGTTCATGGATTGTCCAACAAAGTGGAAGTACCACTACTTGGATAAGCTTAGATCTAAAACACAACACGCCGCTCTTGCGTTTGGATCTGCCGTGGACGCTGCTGTAACTGCTTTGGTAAAAAACACGGAGAAAAAGCCGGAAGATATATTTCTTTACACCTGGAGATTTCAAGACATAAATGGTAAGCAAACCTACTTACCCACAGCAACTAATATAGTTTATGCCAATTCGGATTACGACGAAGAGTTGCTTCTACCTGAAGATATCGACAAACTGAAAGAAGAGTTTAAGATCGAAGATCCTCTATCCGAAGTTAAAAAGGTGTATGAAGAAAAAGAATACGCCGGGTTCGACGGGCTACCCGAGGACCGTAAAAAACTATTGAACTATGCAAACTGGCTTTCCCTTAAGAGAAAGGGATTGCTAATGGTTCAAGCAGTGCGCGATAAGGTGGTGCCCAAAATCAAAAAAATGCACGGCGCGCAAGTCTACTGTAAACTTGAAAACGATGTTGGTGATATGATTGTTGGCTACGCTGATATGGTAGCTGAATGGGAGGGTCACGATGAACCTATTATTTTTGATTTCAAAACCTCTGCGAAGGATTATGCGGTCGATTCGGTACTTACTTCGCCTCAACTAACCCTTTATGTTCACTGCTTAAGTGATCAATTCAGGGACACTAGAAAAGCTGGGTATATCGTTCTGAATAAGAATGTAAGAAAGAATCGCACCAAAACTTGCAAGAAGTGTAATTACGCAAACGAAGGAACTAATCACAAAACTTGCAATAATACAACAGATGGTATAAGATGTAATGGTGAGTGGGATTTTAGCTTAGACCCAGAGATTTTTGTACAAATCGTAATAGATAAGATACCAGAGAAGACAGAAGAGATTGTACTAGAGAACTTCGACTACATAAACACCGCAATTAAAAATGGTGTCTATCATCGTAATTTCTCGAGCTGCGTAAGAACTTTTGGTAAGTGCGTCTATTACAATCTTTGCTACAAAGATTCGATGGATGGGTTAGAAAAACTGAATAAGTAAGAGGTAAATGGCTGTGAAACATGTTGTATGTTATTCAGGGGGACATTCTTCTGCATTGGTAGCAGTTGAAGTGGTTAGGAAATATGGTAAGGATGACGTGATTTTATTAAATCATGATATACACCCCTCTGTAGAAACAGAAGATATTAAGAGATTTAAAAATGAAGTTGCAGAGTATTTGGGTATAGAAATCACATATGCAAATCATTTAGAATGGGATAAAAAGGACCAATTTGATGTAGTAATTGAAGCAAAGGCTTTCAAGGTCGGAAGCGGCACAGCACTATGCACTAATCGTTTAAAAACAGCACCCTTCGATAAATATTTAAATGATAATTTTTCAGATAAAAATTGCGTAATATATTACGGATTTGATAAAAATGAGACAGTCAGGATCCAACGCCGCTCCAGCATTTTGGCATTAAAAGGATATAGGACTGAATACCCACTTGCATTTTGGGAGAGAACGATTAATTCTATAGAGGAAATTGGAATCTCCCCCCCAAATACATACTCTCAATTTAAACATGCAAATTGCATAGGGTGCTTAAAAGCGGGAAAACAACACTGGTATATCGTGTACTGCACAAGACAAGACATTTGGGAAAAGGCTAAAAATGCAGAGGACTTGATCGAATACTCAATTATTAAGGGTGTTTATTTGGAAGAACTGGAACCTCAGTTTAAACTCATGAAGGAGGCAGGGGTGATCCCAACAGAACACATACAATCGGCAAAATTTTGGAAACAAGTTAAAGAGCTACTAAAATCGGATTCGAATCAACAATTAGACCTACAGACAGAAAAACCATGTGAATGTGTTTTTTAAGGAATGGATGGGTTAGAAAAACTGAATAAGTAAAGGAAGAACTAGTATGAATAATGGTATGTCTGGAAAAATGAATTGTCTTTTTAATCAAATTTTTGATCTAAACTATTTAGACAGAACCCCAGTCACTATGACAGCTTATGACAATAACGTAACAATATTAGAACCAGAAACACATAGTGTGGTTTTATTAAATGAACCAACACCTGGTTCGGTTAGATTACTAAAAAATAATATTAAAAATAACAAAACAGCAATCCAGAGAACTCTTTTTGGATTTGTCACGGCCTCAAAAATGCTTGAAAATAGAACACAAGCAACTCAGATGTTTTCTTTATACTTAAATAATGCTCTCGTTGAATTGAGTAATGCACTGGGGACTGACACAGTCACAGACAAAAAAAATCAGCTATCAGTAAAATTCTACGATATGCAAGACCTAGCCGCTATTGAGATGAGACTGACTTTAAAAGTTCAAAATAAAATTACATAAACCTATTTCCATATAAGTAAGAGGAAGAGTATTATATGAAAAAGATTATAAACTATATGAAGAAGATTATAAACGTTCAAGAAGTTGAAGGTGATGGGTTGATTGGATTACTCGGTGAACGTGTTGAATTGTTTTGTATGAATTATATTTACACGGGCACACTAACTGGTGTAAATACACATGACGTTCTTCTTAAAGACGCCGCTATTGTTTATGAGACAGGACCATTTGATGTTCCTAGATATGCGGATGCACAAAAAGTTGGCAATCTCTATGTAAGATCCAATTCTATCGAGTCGTATAGAAAGACAGATAAGCGATGAATATTCGTGGTTTAAGACAAAAATGGTCTAGGTCTAGATCTAGATCTGGGTCTTTGTCTGGATCTGGCTCTGGGTCTAGATCTAGGTCTGGGTCTGGCTCTGGGTCTAGATCTAGGTCTGGGTCTTTGTCTGGGTCTTGGTCTTGGTCTGTGTCTGGCCTCAGATCTAGATCTTGGTATGGGTCTTTGTCTGGTCCCACATCTAGGTCTTGGTCGGGGTCTGGGTCTTTGTTTAAATAAGTTAATTGGGACGGCGTGGGAAGCTGTGAGGGGGTTGAGTGTAACTCGGATACCGCGAAAGCGGAGTGCTACTCACTAGAGACACGCTACGACGACAAAGGGTGAAAGGTCATTGGGAAAGCTGCTATCCCATCCCTGAAAACAGTAGGCAGGAGTCGCGCCCTGCTCCCAATTTTTTAAGGAGTCTTTATGACGATACCATCAGAAAGAACTAGAGCTGTTTTAAAAGCGAAAGAATTTCTTTTGGCTTTGAGTGACCCAAAGAGAACACCTCGAGTTCCTAAGAAAATTAGAAAAGAAGCTTTAGAGATCTTAAAGCATTACCCCTGGAACCATCACTTAGAACAAACATCAAAGGCCTTACCGAATTTGTGGGGTAAGGAAGAAAAATGAAACACGATGAAGAATGCCCACGCCCATTATCGGAATTTCCATGTTGTCCAGAGCAAATGTGCCCTTGTGACAGAGAAGAATTAGAAGCTACTATGTTGGCATTTGAAAAGCTAGAAGAAGAATTAGATACCACTATGATGCTATTTAATATTCTTAAAAAGGAAAACGAACGGCTACGGGAGGCATTGAGGGTCATTGCAGACTGCATCTGGTTTGAAGGTAAGTGTATTTATGGACCTCACGTCGGCCCCCGTGAACACGAAATCGCCCGTGCTGCACTGGAGGGGAAGTAACAATGTTTTGGACAACAAGGTCTGGGGACGTAGTACAAATATCAGAAATGTCAACACAACATATTGAAAACTGTATTCGACATTTAGAATTAAATCCAATTTTTGCTGGTAGTTATTCAATAGATTCATCTGAAATTGATTGTGATATTGATTATGAACTAACTGATTCTTGTATGAAAGCTTTTAAAAAAGAACTGAGTAAAAGAAAAAAATGAGTTACGTTGAGCATTGTAAGAAACATGGTCAGTATCACGGAGAAATTTGTGCAGAGTGTTTTGAGGATCTCAAAGTAGAGAATTCTCGACTAAGAAAAGCACTAGAGTATATAACAAATTCCGAATTATGCAGTAAGTGTGAATATCAAATGAAGCTTATTGATTGTATGCATGGAAGATCTGCGTATGAAATCGCCCGTTCCGCACTGCTCATGGATTCTGTAATGGGAGTACAATTAGATGCTAAAGAATATTGATAAAAACCCAGTGCTAATAGTTTCAATTTTATCTCTAACCGTGGGGGTAATATCTACCACGCATTTTTTCACTAATAAAAAAACAGATAAAATTTTTATAGGAGACTGCGTTCGAGAGATGGGATCACTTGACACTGGAGAGGTAACTCACATCAGTCAAAACTATATTGAAATTAAAGTTGAAGATACTCTTATTGTTTATCAGAGATTCGAAAACCACCCAAATGATGATTTAAATTATGAAAGACTCATTAAAGCACAGTGTACAAAACGCCAAATATAAAGATTTACTGGAGAACAAATGAGTTACGTTGAGCATTGTAAGAAACATGGTCAGTATCACGGAGAAATTTGTGGAGAGTGTTTTGAGGATCTCAAAGTAGAGAACGCCCGAATGAAGCAAGCATTAGTTCTAATAGCAGATGATCACTGCACAAAAGAGTGTGTAGCTTTGGAAAAGCTGTGTGATCCATGTATAGCAAAAGAAGTATTAGGGGGCCAAATGAATAACAAAATGGAATTTAATAGTTACCGAGAACAAGAACTAGAAAGTCATATTAGAATTCAAGAGAATATAATTTCCAGATTAAAAACTGAGAACAACAGTTTAAAAATCGTATTAAAAAATCTTAAAAATTCATTGACCGAGATCGGAATCCAAACCGACGGCTCGTTAGATCTTATTGATCATCTTGACTTAGACTCAAATCAAAAGTAACCTGATTTGGAGGGGGAGCAATGGCTAGTTTTTACTTCTTCGCTTTTTTCGCTGCAATATTTTTAGCAATAGTAATTTATTTAGTGGATAAAAAATGAAAGAAACATTATTGAGAATCTTTTTTGATTTATTTTATACCATGTGCTACATATTTTTGGTGCATACTGGTTATAATATCACCGATAGATTTACTCAAAACAAACACGTCCCCGCACCACTGGTTATTATCTGGGTCTTAGCCGCAGTCGTTATGTTCTTTTTAACAAAAGAAAGATACGATAAAGAAGTTCAGCAATCTTTGGAGTAGTAAATGAACTACGTTAATATTGAAGATTTGAAGAATTATCAATTCAACAGAGCTAAAATATCAAACGATAAAACATGTATTGTTTTAGAGACAAACAAAGATAGCGCAGTTGTTATGTCCTGGCACGGCGACTGTTGTTCCTCTTGCTTCATAGAGAGTATTCAGGGGGCTGATAATCTCTTGAATTCAACAATCATTTCGGCCAAGCACAAAGAGTGGACTGAAACCTCCTATGAAATTTTCGATGACTATGACAGAAAAGTCGAATCCATGGGCACCACAATAAAAACAACAAAGGGTTATGTTGACATAAATACCAGATTAGAACATAATGGATACTACTCGGGTTACATCGAGATATACGAGACAGACATAGATTTCACACCCGACTATGATTTCACGGAACTGAGGGATTTTTAATGAGTAAGAAGAAAAAACTGCTGGAAGCAGAAGAACAGCTTGACTCGGGACAACTGAACCAAGCTTCTGTTTTAGATAGCCTAGCACTGGGAATCTCTAAACTAGGGAACGGAAAATGGGGATTGGTTGAGATTGCATTCAACGCAAACACCGGCGAATCCGACGTACAAGACGTAACGGAATTTGCTAGTAGAGCCCTCGCCAGCGAAAGATTTAAAATTGTTGCTGCTAAGAAAATTAAAATCTAATTATAAGGAGATGAAAAAATGAAAACAGTAACTACTCCAAAAGGAACCTCTCTACCACTAGCCAACCTTAAGGGTAAAGACTATCTTTTAGTGGCCCACCGACTACAGTGGTTCAATGAAACGGAAACAAACTTCCGTATTGAAACCGACTTTATCCTTGTAACAGATGAACAAACCGTCGCACGTGCAGTGGTCACCGTCTTCGATAAAGAAGGTAAAGAGATTAAACGAGCTAGTGCCACTAAACGAGAAACCAAAAAAGATTTTCCAGACCACACAGAGAAGGCAGAAACCTCCGCAGTAGGACGAGCCTTAGCAATGCTTGGCTATGGAACACAGTTTGCCATCTCCGATTTGGATGAAGGTAATAGGATCGTCGATAGTCCACTAGTTGACCCAAAAGCAGCAAGTGTGAGCGTTGTAAACCTCGAGACAGCTGTGAATTCAACGACCTCAACAAAAGCCGGTTCGTTTAAAAAACCGGTTAAAAAACAAGAGACAGCAGTAGCTGTGGGAGCCGAAAATGACGGATGGGAATGAAGCATTACAGACGAGTGAAGAAGCGACCTTCAAAGATAATCTATCTCAAGTTGAAAGCACCGCTTCAACCATGTACACACTCTACCTACCAAGGTTTCGTCTGCAGGTAGATAAACTTAGTAACAAGGCATTGAGGCGTGTTCTAAAGGCTCTAGTGGAATACCCACTTGTGGAAGAAGAGTACAACTTTTCGACCCAGATTGAAAAAGATACATTCTTCATTGCCGAGCAACTGATCCTATCCAAACTAATGATGATTCAGGAAACAATGCTAAATCATCCAGATCTATTGCAAGAACAACCACAAACTGGTAACGTTGAAACTGAAATTGAGGTAAATAACAATGGCTAAATCTAAACGCACTGTAGTCGGGTCTGTATGTAAATCTAAAGATGCTGGTAAGCCAGATTATCTTGTTCTCCGAGGTAACACAGCCGAGGACTTGGCTCGCGTTCTTATGAAGGCAGATAAATCTAAGGGTGTGTCTTTAAAACTTGAAAGTAAGAAATTTCAAATGGATAGTTTGGACCAAGCTGTGTCTAGCGGCAAACTCTCCGGTGATTTGGCTGAAAAGATCAAATCAGAAAGGATTGCGAAAATCCCCGACTGGGTACGATTCGAAGTCGTCCTGGTCGAATCTAGTGGTAGCTAACGCTCCACGGAAATTGTGTCACCTACCTGGCAAGGTCGAATAGCCTGTAGTAACCATTTGTTTCGATTTGAATGGTGAGAGTGGTGAGTTCGGGAGGCAACGGTCCCGGCGTTATGGCGGCAAGCGAGGTTTTCTCTTTGATTGTTATTGTCGAGAAAACGAAAGGGACAAAGTTCCCAGCCGCCCCACTTAAAGGAGAATAACGTGGTACAATACTTCCATCAAAAACAATTACATCCAACTAAAAAACGCCATACGGTTTGTTTGGATGTCCCTTCTAAAGAATTACTTTTAAAAAAAATCTTTATAGACAATGATTTCAACATAGAGTTGAGTTGTGGAATTGCCTATTGCTCTAACGAAGATAACTATGTTAAAAAATTAGGCAGAGAGATCTCTTTTTCTAGGCTAAAACCCACACTATTTAAGATTACAAGGATTTACACAGATACTGGCATTATTAATGACAAGGCAGTCAATCTGAACATTCTGCTAGAAAATGGAGACATTACAGCACTAATTACAATCACCAATCTTTTATCTAGACCGGCGTTTAAAAGTGCATTTATTTATTAAGGAGAAATAAAGATGTTGCATTTTGTACGATTGACAAAGGGTGTTGCGGATAAGGGCAAACTCATCCCATCCAATGAAATTTTCAATAACATCGAAGATGATGGTGATTACTACGCATCTGCTTACTACTACACAGATAAGCATGTCACTGAATTCTCAAAGTCTGGATCAGTGCGCGGCATTAAAGATGTCACCACCAATAAAATTTGGTTTGATTTCGACCAAGCTGAAGATCCAGCATTCCCTCAGCTAGAGGCACAGGAGCTTGTACGTCGTCTAGAGAAGTATGGGATTCATAAAAGCAACATTGAAATCTATTTCTCTGGAAATAAAGGGTTCCATTTATTTGTGACTCTGAACAAGTACATCACCCCAGATCAAGTCTTCAGTCTTTGTGTCACTAAATTCGGACAAGGACTTAAGTCACTTGATACTGCTGTCTATGATCCCTCACGAATCATCCGAGTTCCAGGGACAAGACACCCCAAAAGTGGTTTGTATAAAGTACCATTGACTTATAACCAATTGTACAATAGTTCTATTCATGAAATTAAAAAAATCGCTTCTTCGCTTGATAATATCAAAGATGAATTTGAGTGGCAGATGGCTAGTCCTAATGAGGATTTTTATAACATCCCTCAGAAGGAAAAAACAAAAACCATTCAGACGGTTAACCTAGATTTTACACAAAAACCAGCACAATGGAAAAATTGTAAATGGTCTTTGTTGCAGGGTAATTTCAAGGAAGGGGAACGCCACAACGCGTTAATGGTGATCGCTGCGACTTGTAGGGGGCTTGGTTACGACAAAGAAACCACCTACTACATGTGCAAATCCGCGCTTAAAAAGCAAGCCAACGCAAGCGGACAAGACGAGTTCCCAAAAGAGGAACTCTATACAAACATCATCGAACAATCCGTTTTTACTGATAACTGGGAAGGCGGCCAATACAGCTGCCAGAAACCAAGCTGGCTACAAAAGTACTGTAGTGGGCTGGGTGAAAATAAATGTAAGCACGAAGCCGAAGAACCACCAGTAATCAAAGTGGAAGAGATGGGTGGACTGTTTAGTAACTACGCCCAAAACTTCGAGCAGAACATCATTAAAACTGGCATCACTAAACTAGACGACAAAGTAATGATCTGCGCATCCACACTCAATGGGTTACTGGGCCAACCTGGAGCTGGTAAAACTTCCATGTCACTCCAGTACCTATTAAACACCTCGCTCGAGGGTATTCATTCCACGTTCTTTAGCTTAGACATGGGTATGCCCATCGTTTATGCAAAAATGGTACAGAAACTAACGGGTATGGACTTCAAAGAAGTTCTGTCTGTTTTCAAGGAAGACCCAAAGAAGGCAGCCGAATTAAGCACTCAATTGAAAGACCTGTACAAAAATGTTGGATTTAACTTCAGATCGGGCCTTACTGTACCCGATTTGAAAACGACAATTCAACAGCAACAACAGGATCGTGGGGAGAAGGTTAAACTAGTTGTTATTGATTATCTCGAGTGTTTGGCTGGCCCTTATTCCGATCAAACGGCTAATACGGGGTTCATTGCTAATCAACTAAAGGACTTAGCCAACGACATGTCTGTTGCAATTTTGCTTCTTCTACAGACTCAGAAACATTCAACACCGGATGTCTCAGATCCCCTTCTATCTTTAAAAGGAGTGAAAGGATCTTCATTGATTGAACAATCTTGCTCCACAATCCTAACTCTTTGGCGGGAAGGCTATAATCCTAAGACAGTACTTGACGACAAGTATATCTCATTTGCTATTGTAAAGAACAGATTCGGATCTTTGTGGTCTGGTGACTTCAGTTGGAATGGTGTCAGAGGTGACATTCGGGAGTTAACGGAAGAAGAAGAAACCGAATTGTCGGAGTTCAAAGAGAGAAAACTCCAAGCTAAGATGGAATCATTAGAAAAACAAAACACTGGGTGGGAATGATTATGACAACTAGAAAAAAGCAACCAGAAGAACTTAAAACATTTTCATTGGCATTCATGGGTGAATACATCAATGTGATAACTGACGTTATGATTGAAGAAGTCGTTGGTTCAGAAGAAACGAATATACAACAAGTAGCACCAATGATTAGCCGAGGCTATCTCCTAGATGAAGACGAAACTTTTCTCTATCTAGGGGATAACTCATTTGAAATCACCCAAGCCATTTCTAAGAAAAGAGTCTGCATGATTCAAGTGTATCAGGAAAAAAACGAATACGAAGACATCTTGGACTCAATGCCCGACCCAAGGAAAAAAGATATCAACTAGTATGATGGAATCACTGGAGTCAGTTCTAATTGAAAATTTTAATCCTGATTTTCTTTATCTGGATAAAATAGATAAGGACATGATTAATGTTGTGATCTCATCAAAATGCTTTATGAACCAAACAATAGACAATAGAGTTAGATCTGTTTATAAAGTATTAGAAGAAAAATTACCAAACATATTCGACAACTATAGTGTTTTTGTGTCAACGTTGACATTACATGAACTAGAAGGTTCTTTAGACCTTATTTTAGGGGAATCGAATGAAGAAAACTGACAGCTCTTCTCGTAACTCACATCAAGAAGGTGATATTGTAATTATTGCAGAGAGGATTAAAGATCGTGTCAGAAAAAGCGACAGTGAAGTAGTTATTGGAACAGTCGTTCATGTTGAAAAAAATCAAGTATGGGTTTTGCTAACCAACCAAAATATCTGGGTTGGTGATTCTTGGAATGTTTATCCCTATGAGGAATCAAGCAATGAGCAACGATCTGATTTACGGGAAGAATCAAACTCAGAAGATAGTATCGATTGAGCCAAATGATGAACAATGCACAATCTTCACGGAAGAAAATGGCTCTGTATCACAATTCGTAGTCCCCAACAGATACTGGGTATTAGCTGCGGATAATTTAGATGGAAGTTTCACTAGATTAAATGGTTCGCTATACTATAAGTATGGCAAACAATTTAAATCTAGGACTGATTATATTTCATTCAAGAAAGAAAATACAAAGAAGGACCTGTATTCTGTCCATGATGCTAAGGAATCCCTTATGCTCAAGGATGGTTATACGTACTTCAAGGGCATGAATCCGAGTGAAGTTTCAATCTTGTCCTTTGATATTGAAACCACAGGACTAAACCCTGAAGCCAGAGATGCTTCTGTATTACTCATATCTAATACTCTCCGTATAAATGGAAAAACAACAAGGAAGCTATTCGCTTACTCCGACTATACCAGCAGCTTTGACATGATCTTAGATTGGTGTAATTGGGTTAGAGAGATGAACCCATCCATCATCTGTGGTCATAACATTTATTCTTTCGATTTGGTGTACTTATCTAAATATGCACAGATCAATGGTGGCAATTTAAATTTGGGTAGAGATGGATCTGAAATTAGATTCGATTCATATGAAGCCAAATTCAGAGTAGATGGAACCAGAGATCTACACTACAACAAAGTCAGATGCTATGGCAGGGAACTGGTGGACACCATGTTCCTTGCATATAAATATGACATTGGTAGAAAGTACGAAAGCTATGGTCTTAAGAAGATCATTGCACAAGAAGGTCTAGAAGCCAAAGACCGCATTTTTTATGACGCAGCACAGATTCGGTTTAAGTATAAAGATCTAAAGGAATGGGAACTCATCAAGCAATACTGTCTACACGACGCAGATGACGCATTAAAACTGTACGACTTGATGGCCCCGCCTTTCTTTTACATGACCCAATCCGTACCAAAGAGCTTTCAGTCTATGATTGAGTCAGCCTCGGGGAGCCAGATTAATTCTGTGATGGTGAGAGGTTACCTACAGGAGAAGCACAGCATACCAAAGGCATCACCCACAGAGTCGTTTGAGGGTGGAATTAGCTTTGGGATACCAGGTATCTACCGTAATTGCTGGAAAGTGGATATCAAAAGTGCTTATCCTTCATCTGTTCTAATCTACCGCTTATATGACAAGTACAAAGACCCCAATGCTAATATGCTAAAGTTGTGTGAACACTTCACCTACAAAAGATTCGAGTATAAAAAACTATACAAAGAGACAGGTGACAACTACTATCAGTCAATGGATGGTGCTGCTAAAATCTTCATCAATTCCATTTTCGGGTTCTGTGGGGCACCCGGTTTAAATTTCAACAGTCCAAAAGTAGCAGCTAAAATCACGGAGTCCACGAGAGACTTTTTGGAAAAGGCAATGGTTTGGGCAACTGGGGATGGAAAGGATAAGTGGTTGACATGAATAAAGGATGGGCAATCTCAAACGGTGACACGGACTCGCTCACATTTTATAAGCCAGACCAATCCTTCTTCTCCAAAGAAGAAAGGGATGAGTTTTTAAAAGAACTAAACTCCCTTTACCCAGAAGGGCTAACCTGGGAAGACGATGGTTATTACCCATGCATGATCGTTTTCAAAGCGAAGAATTATGTTCTTTATGATGGCAATAAGATTAAAACAAAAGGTTCAGCAATCAAAGCCACAACTAAAGAACCAGCACTAAGGGAGTTTATTAATAGGATTATCGAATCCATTATAAACGAAAAAAGAAATTACGCCGAGATTTACTTGGAATATGTAAGAGAAGCAATGAATATTAAGGATATTAAAAGATGGGTCACTAGAAAAACTATTTCTGAAAAAACACTGAACCCACAAAGAGCAAACGAACAAAAGGTATTTGACATTATCTCTAACACCGATTATAGTGAAGGGGATAGAATTCATTGTTATTTCAAAACCGATGGATCACTTTGTCTAGTTGAGAACTTTGACGGCGATTACGACAAAGATAAAATGCTCGAGAAACTGTTTAAAACATCTGAGATTTTCAAAACTGTTTTACCGGAAAAAACTTTTATTAACTTCAAACTTAAAAAGAATAAAAATCTATTAGAGGATGTAATAACATGATGTCAATTTTATTCGGAATTTGTTTAGGATTATCATTAGTGGCCACGGCAATTCTTTCTTACAAAAAGGGTTATTCGGATGCCATGGATGATTTCATCAATATGTCTAACACAATTAAAAGCTATATGGGTAATAGCTCACAGGATTCCGAGAAACCAGACGTTCTTAACAGAACGGATCTGAATTAATGAAAATTAAATTTTTCGATTTAGCGAGAACGCTATCCAAGCATTCAGATCACCCACACCATAAATTAGGTGCAGTTATAACAAGGGGTAACAAAATAATATCCCTCGGCTACAACAAGAACAAAACACACACGAAGTCCAATCACAGCTGGAAAAGACTGCACGCTGAAATAACTGCAATTATAAAAGCAAAACAAGATATCTCGGGCTGCAGTATATATGTATTCAGAGAAACAAAGCAGGGTCAACCGGCAATGGCTCGCCCATGTGGTTCTTGTATGGAAGCGATAAGAGAAGCTGGCATTAAACGAGTTTACTATTCATCGAATGATGGATATACACGAGAAGACTTGACTTAATCTTATCATAATAGTAATCTGCTAAAGAGGCTAATATGGGATACTTCACAATTAAAGCTAAAACCAACTTAGAAGAAATGAAAGTCGGAGAGAGAATCTCGGAATCAGATTTCAGTATCTTAACGCAAGACAACACCTTCGTACAAATGGAATTCCACGAAGAAGATGAAGATAACATTGAGAAATACGACGTTTCTCCTGGGGTTTGGACTATTCAAAAAGTCAAAGGTGGGAAGCTCGGCCTTGAGCCAACTTCCTTCGTTAAAGACGATATTCTTTCTTCTTTCGTGCAAACTAAAGCAGTCACTGATAAGATGGATTGTTTTTTTAATAAACTCGATGTTTACAGGAAGTATGGCATAGAAGTACCAAAGCGAGGTGTTCTTCTTTATGGCCCAGCAGGAACAGGTAAAACAACGATCCTAAGCAAAGTGGCACAACAGTACGAACAAGATAAAAAGACAGCAATCATCATCTGGCCTACGGACAAGTTCGACGCATATGACGTTAAAGACTTCGTTAAAACATTTAGGTATGTGAATGACACTGAAAAAATGATTCTTATTGTCGAGGATATTGGTGGAGTTGAAATCGACCAAACTCGTATGCGGAGCGACTCCTCGCTACTTAGTTTACTAGATAACCAAGAAAAAACATTCAAGATACCAATTCTCATTCTAGCTACAACAAATTACCCAGAAGCATTCTTGGGCAATTTAACAAACCGTCCACAACGATTTGATGATAAAATCGAAGTCGGCCAGCCAAGTGGAGAGCAAAGGAAAGAATTACTTAAGTTCTTTTCAAAAGGTGAAGAATTATCACAAGATGTTCTGGAGCTGATTGCATCTAAAAAGACAGAAGAATTCACACCAGCACATATCAAGGAATCAATCATTCGGGCTGCTATCTATGATAAGCAATTGAAGGACACCATCCTAGAGGTTTGTTCTGAAATTGAGAAATATAAGAAAGCATTCAGTAAGCAGAAATCAATGGGGATGGGTTCAGGGGGTATTTATGACTAGAAAAAGAGTAAATACTCATCTTAATTTATTTAATGACGACCTCGGTGATTCCTGGCTTTCATACAAAGGACATTTGCTCGAACGGAAAGAATATTATTTACAAGCGGAAAAAAGAAACATGCTTTCATTATCTTCCATCAAACAAGACTCGGAACATCGCAAATATATGCAAGGACTCATTAAAACAAGTGGTTCCGACCCAATCGACACAGAATAAAGAAGTCACCAATGGACAATGACGATAATGTTCTAGATATAGATAAACTTAGATTAAAAAAGGAAAAGACCAAGCTACTTAAAAAATCAGAAAAAATAGTTGAAGAACTAGAAATGGTTCTATATATTCTAAACTTGACAATAAACGGTCTATCCAATTTCACAAAGTACGTATTTGTAATGGAGTGCATCTCCACCATCCAGAACAACAGGATTCTTCTTGAGATAAATCTGAGCAAATACAAAAAAGCAATAGCCAAACTAAAAGAAGAGATGAACGATGTTAAACTGGAAAAGAATGACAAAAAGGATTCCGAGTAAAGTTCAACTCACAAAGCAAGCTTCTTATGAAATCGTTTGGGTTGATTCGTTTAATAATGAAGATATCTTAGGTGAAACTAGATTTGGGAAAAGTCAAATTGCGATTAAAAAAGGCATGTCCCCTAAACTTACAGTCACCACGTACCTCCATGAAGTTTTACACGGTATTTCTGCTGAACATGGTATTGACTTAACTGAGAAACAAGTGTTAGCATTTGAGAGCGCCTTCTACTATTTGTTAAAAAACAATAACGTATTTAAGGATGAATAGAATGAAAATTTTGATTTTAGGCGATTCGCACCTCCCCTTTACTGATTTCGACGTGATTGAGCAAGCAAGAGAGTTTGCTAAAAAAGCAAAGCCAGACATTGTGATTTCTACTGGTGATATGACTGACCAGAAGTTCTGGAGCAGGTTCCCTAAAGGTCCAGAGGACGACGGTGGTCTAGCTGAATGGGAAAAGGTAGTGAAAACTTCTAAGGAGTTTGGGAAGATGTTCCCAAAACTAACAATCCTTAATTCTAATCATGACAGACGTTATGCTAAGAAGGCAGCGGAGAGTGGCCTACCTAAGATTATGGTTAAAACATTATCCGAGTTAATCCCAAATCCAGGGTGGAAGTGGCACCTTGGTCCAGATCCCCTATTGGTAGACGGTATTGCATTTATGCACGGGGATGAATTACACGGTGGAGTCAAAGCCAAGGCAACTACTTTAGGTAGGAGCGTTGTGCAAGGGCATTCACATAAAGCAGAGCTACACTATATCTCAACTTTTGACAAACAAGTATTCGCAATGGATGTCGGATGTACCGTAAACCCTAAGAGTGCAGCATTCGATTACGCGGCGAGTTCTCTATCTAAAGTTTGGGTTGGTTTTGGATACATTGAACATGGTGTTCCACACTTAATTCCAAAAAAGAAGTAAGCTATCACAAAAAAATATGGATCAGATTAAAGTGGTTCTCTTGGACGAAACAGCACACTGTCCAACAAGGCACAATCCAGATGATGCTGGATTGGATTTATACGCTTCACGTGACGCAATCATACCACATAATTCAACACGAGCCATAAGCACTTCTATCGCAATCGAGATCCCAAAGGGGTTTGTTGGTAAGATAGAAGATAGGTCATCAATGGCACTAAAAGGACTCCGAACTGGAGGTGGGGTTATCGATAGCGGATACACCGGAGAGGTTAAAGTGATTATCCATAATCTAACACACTACACAAAAGCAATAACAAGGGGTGACAAGATCGCCCAACTACTCTTATATCGTGTAGAAATTCCAGGTATAACAATAGTTTCTTCATTAGATGAATCAGACCGAGGGTTAATGGGGTTTGGGAGTTCAGGCGAATGATTACAAACGACTACATCCAGGGATATATAGCCGCATTGAAAACACTCGAATCACGCATCGATGATTTGATTTTAACTTATGAGTCCGAAAGAAACCAAAACGATCTAAAAATAGAACCACTCAAGAATGTTAAAACTAGCATAAATGATATCAGAAAAAGCTACAAAGAACTGGTTCAAAGGTTGAATAATGGGCAGAAAAAAAAGTGAAGACGAAGATAAGATTGAACAACTTGAAGATCAAGTAAGAACACTCAAGTCGATCAATAAAGCACTCATAAGAAGACTAAAAAAATTAGATAAAAAATTCACATATGATGAATTAGAAGACACTGAAACGCAAACTAAATTTGAGGTCGATAAACCTAGAATAAAACTAATGGTTTGTCCCTTTTGTAAAAAGAACGAATTAGAAGTATTTGAAATTGTTGGAAGAAAAATAGGAAAGTGTAATAATTGTGGCAAAAGAACCAAAGCTGAGAAAACATAATAGAAAAACATTTGTTACCGGTTCATTACGTAGAGCGTCGCTCCGATGGCCACCGAGGAATGAAGCCTTAAAGAAGGCAAGAATCGACCGAGGTCTATATAAATGTGCAATGTGTGAAATGTCTTTTAAGAAAGATGACGTACATATTGATCACGTAATTCCAGTGGTGGATCCAATTAAAGGATTCGTTGGATGGGATGATTTCATTGAAAAACTTTTTTGTGACGTGGATGGATTTCAGATCCTTTGCAAAATGGATCACGAGATAAAAACAATGCTTGAAGATGAAATGAGAAAAGCTTTAAAAACACCAAAAGAAACTATTGACGAATCTTAATAGATTTGTTAAACATACATAGTATGCAGCTAAAGCTCCCTTTTGTTCAAGATCCGATAACAAAAAAAGCATCAGTTTCACTTACTAATCTAGTAATATCCACACTATTCTTATTAGTTGCCGCTTCTTTGGATTTACTTGGAAAAGTAAAAGATACCAGCATTGCTCTAGAATATTTCGGTGTTTCATCTGCACTTTACTTTTCAAGAAGAATAAATGTAAATGGGCGGGAGTTCTCGTCAGAAAGCGATAAAAAAGAATGATTACAATTAAACGATTAATTGCAACAATTACTGGAATTAGTCTCGGAGTTTTTGCATACTACAGCGTATCACAAACCAATGTTTCAAACCAGCTAGTTTCAACAAGAGCAAAAGCAGAAGAAAGTGTCACCAAGGAAACACCAGAGGCTGGTGACAAAAAACAACAAGAGAAACACTCCGAACTAATCGATCTGACAGACGAGGTTGTCGTACTCCTCAACGGTCCAATTGGTGGAAATGGATTGGCAATCGCAGCTACGATCCGCAAAGCTTCTCGTGAAGGTAAACCCATTTGGCTCCTAATCGATAGTCCTGGTGGTAGCGTTATCGTTGGTGCTCAAATCCTTAGTGCAATTGAATCTGCTGGTGTGCAAGTGAACACCGTATGCCTAACCCTATGTGCATCGATGGCAGCAATCATCCACCAATACGGAACAACTCGCTACATGGTGGATCGTTCGTTCTTAATGTTCCACGAAGCATCCGGTGGGGTGCGTGGCACAGTTCCACAAATGTTGTCACAATTAACCTCTATGACACGATACCTCTCCAAGATGAGTAAAAGGATCGCGGAAAGAGCTGGGATGTCTTTTGAAGAATTCAATGGTAAACTGGCATCTGAGTTGTGGTTAGATGCCGAGGAAGCTTCTTCTTCTGGATTCAATGATAAAGTAGCTGCTGTTCACTTTTTACCAGAAAAGGCAGTTAATCCACAACAAGAGCTTAGTGATAAAGCCAAACCCACTAACTCACATCAGATCTTAAATATTGAATATTAAGATGGATTATTTAATTGGTGTAATAGTTGCATTATTCGGGCTGGTTCTTTTCGAACGTTCAAAACGGAAGGACTTAGAGAGAACCACCCAGAATGAAGAGTCAAAGCAGAAAATAAAAGAAATCGACTCTGCCATAGAAGATAAACACAAGGATTTGGCAACACAAGAGGCAGAAAGGGAAAGGATTAAAAATGAAAAAGAAACCCCTTCTCTACAGGAAGTCGCTGATTTTATTAATCGTAATGACAAGTAATGCCTTAGCACAAGACGCACAAGTTCTATTAAAAGGAACACAAGCACCATACACTGGTCTTCTTATTCCAGAAGAGAAGGCACTCATCCTATACAACGATTTGAGAAAATATAAACTCCTATCCGAATCCTATGAGAAATCGGTGGATATTTATAAACAAAACGAATCTCTATTAAACGATAAATCTAAACTATTGATGGATAGAAATGTATCCTTAGAGGAAAGTCTAAGAAAAGCAACCAACGTTTCTACAGTAGAAAAGATCGGATGGTTTGCATTGGGATTTCTATCTGTTCTAGCGGGGAGCTATGCAGCAAAAGCAACGTCCTCTTCTTCCCAGTGAACATGAACTAGAAGAATTATTAGAATCAATTAAAGAAAAGGAAGAAGTATCATCCGTTGGATATAGGGATGATGTTTTTTCCTTTTTGACGTTTTTTAACATAGAGCCAGGTGAGCAAACGGTTCCCAAAAGAACAGTTTATGCTCTTTATTCCAAATGGAGCGAGTGTCCACTAAACACAATACAATTCAACATGAAAATGGGAGCATACTTTGAGCACCATTTTAAAGGAACAAAGCCGTTTTGGAAAATCAATTTAAATTCTTTACAAATAAATGAATCATTGATAAGATTCTTAGAAAGATCCAAACTAGATAAAACCAAATACCCTAGTTGGAAGAAACATTTTGAGGATTACCTATGTCATTACCAAATAAAAGATGGGCGACGTTGGGTACAACCTTTCGTATTAAAGCACTTTTATGACAAATGGTGCTTCGAAAACAAAAGAAGAACTCTCCTATCTGAGATACAATTCTTTAACTTCTGTAAGTTGTATTTCCCATACAGAAGGACGACAGACAGTAGAATGCAGTGGTTTGGAATTAACGAGGAATTTATGAATACAGTATCAGTACAAACACTCAGAAATCTACAACGAGCATGGAACAAAAAAAATGCCAAAAAACCGAAGAGCAAAAACAAAATACCCAGCACTAAAGCCGGAGCTAAATCTTAAAACTAGATATGAATTGATTGATTACGATTATGTCGATAAGTTGGATGATTCAAATAAAGGCTGGTTGAATAAATTCACAGAAGAATACGTCAATGCTTCTTTAGATAGAATCGATTACAACAATAACATTCATAACACTAAAGAATTAAAACAAGATTGCGATAGGCGTAACAATGCGAGAAACCGGGACATGCTAACGAGAGCGAAGGCTTGTGGATCCCATGTTTCGATAGATGAGTTAAAGTTGAATAAAAAAGAGATTTTATTCGATAAAGAACAAAGATTACTTGATGTAATCGATGATCTTACTGATAACCTCGAAGATACCAGCAGCTGACCCGATAACCACCGAGATTACGCCGATTACACGGAGGATGCCGTTAATTACAATAACGTGTTGTTTTAACGGCTCAATCTCCCCCCTAAGAAGAGTTAAATTTTCTTCCGCCAATTCTGTCCTACGGATGTGCTCCTTGATGTTCTCTTCCTGTTTCGCAGTAATGATCCTAAGGTTCGTAATGTCCGCTTCGATGCGATCTAGGCTTTCGTAGATTCTCTCCAAGTCCATTTTACTCTTCCTCTTCGTCTGAGATTAAATCAGGTATGAAATCTCTTATCTTGGGGTTCTGCATCAATAGAAACAAAGCAGCATCCTTTTTGACAGTATCACCCGCCGCCAAAGC